GAGGCTAATTTAGAGATTAGAGGGACGACCTTTGATCGCCCTAATTTAGAAGAGGACTATTCAACTCGATCTACAGCAGATACAGCAACATTACGGACAAAATTCTCTGATTTAGAAGCACTTATAGACATTATCCCGGCATAAGTTAATGGCTGTCACACGTGGCGTAACAACTAGCATTTTCACCGCAAGTAGTAATGGCACGACTGCTGATATTACTCACACAGTTGATGTTGGAACAACGCTAACTCTGGTATCTTTTGGTCTTGAGGCTGGTGAGAATGTAGTTGGAACTCCGGAATGGAGTCTTGGTGGTGGTGAACCACTCACACTTGTTCATGCTACTACAGCAAGCGGTAGTAACGGCGATGTGCGCGTATACACATATGGACTTATTAACCCAACGGCTGGCTCTGGTACGGTTGATATTGTTATTTCGACTACTGATACCGTTTGGTCTACTGCTGTTAATTATCTTGGAACTGTCGCGACAAGCGTGGCTGATGCCACTAACTTTCTTCAGGAGAAGGTTAATAATTCAACAGCGGCAGGAACCGTGTTCACTCCAGCCGCAGGATCAGCTGGAAATGCTTTATATGCTGCATGTACCTTTAAAGGGGGTGATGGGGACCCGGCTTCTAATAGACTTGGTTCAGCTACTTTCAATGATATATTTAATGGTGCCACAGGTATATCAGGAACATCAGACCAAGCCTATTACGTTATTGATTTATTAGACGGTGCACCATCTGCGGTAACTGTTGACTGGAATGCAGTTGATGAAAATGCTGGCCATTATATAGAAATAGTTGCAGCCGCTGGTGCTGGGGCAACGCTCACTGGAGTAGAAGGAACGAGTGCTGTTGGATCTGTATCTCCAGAAATTTCGAAAGCAATTATTGGAGTAGAAGGAACGAGTGCTGTTGGTAGTGTTACCGCGTCAATATCCGTAACTGTTCCTATAACGGGAGTTGAAGGAACATCAGCAGTTGGCTCTTTAGGCTTTACTAAATCGGGAAGTGTAGCGCTCACGGGGGTTGAAGGAACGAGCGCAGTTGGTTCTTTAGGTTTTACCAAATCAGGAACAGTAGCATTAACAGGAGTAGAAGGAACGAGTGCTGTTGGTTCAGTCGGATTTACTAAAGGAGGCAGCGCTGGAATAATAGGAGTAGAAGGAACGAGTGCTGTTGGCTCTGTTGGCTCTGTTCATTCAGTCGCATTAACGGGTGTTGAGGGGACGAGTGTTGCTGGGAATGTTATTGTTAGTGGTGATGTAACTATTCCAATAACAGGCGTCGAGGGAACGAGTGCTGTTGGAAGTGTAAGCCCTGGAACGAGTGTTTCTATAACAGGCGTCGAAGGAACAAGTGCTGTTGGCTCTGTTGGTTCTGTTCATTCAGTCGCATTAATAGGAGTAGAAGGAACGAGCGCTGTCGGAAGTGTTGCTGCTGGCGGTGATGTAATTATTCCAATAACAGGAGTAGAAGGAACGAGCGCTGTCGGTTCAGTTGGACTTACTAAATCAGGGAGTGTTTCTATAACAGGCATCGAAGGAACGAGTGCTGTTGGAAGTGTAAGCCTTGGGACGAGTGTTGCTATAACGGGTGTCGAGGGAACGAGCGCTGTCGGTTCTGTATCGACGGGCGCAGATGTAGAAATTGGAATAACAGGCGTCGAAGGAACGAGTGCTGTTGGCTCTTTAGGTTTTACTAAATCTGGAACTGTAGCGCTCACTGGCGTCGAAGCGACGAGTGCTGTTGGTTCGGTTACGGTTGCTGGTGCTGTTGTAGCGGCTGCTAGTATAGATACAGGTGGTCAAATTTCTATAACGAGATTTGAAACTGCGGCTCCAATTTCATTATCAGTAAATAATTCAGGAGGAGTAACTGGATTAACGGTTTCTGTAAAGGTACGCGATAATCTTACAACAAATTCATATTTGGATTTTGATGACGATACTTTTAAAACTTCGGGATGGGTTCAAAAATCTTTGGCTCTTAACGATCTTGGTGATGGGCAATATTATGAGACTTTGGATATTACAGCAATTACTAATATACCAAATGGCAAACATTTAATTTTGGAGTATGATATTCTTGGATCGGTTGTCGGAATAGCTCAAGGGGTTTTGACTTTTTTAGATAATTACTTAACACTTAATACGTGGATTGGACTTAAATAGGAGAATGGACATGAAAAATTGGTACAAGATGATTCATAATAAGGCAACTCAGTCTGCTGAAATTATGATTTATGATGAAATCGGTATCTGGGGAATTACATCCAAAGATTTTGCGAAGGATGTTAAAGCCCTTGGTGATGTTAAACAAATCACAGTCCGGATTAATTCCCCTGGCGGGTCGATGACTGAAGGAAATGCGATCTATAACATTCTCAAAAAACATCCTGCTGAAATAATCACGGACGTTGAAAGCATAGCATGGTCAATGGCTTCCCTCGTTGCGCAATCTGGTGACCGTCGATTGATGGCTGCTAATGGATTAATATTGATTCATAATCCACTTGGCGTTGGTATGGGGGAATCGAGCGATCTTCGAAAGACAGCAGAGATAATGGACAAGTTGAAGGAACGTGTAATTACAGTTTATTCTGAAAAGTCTGGGCTCGATAGAGAAACTATATCAGTGATGATGGATGAAGAAACTGTTATGGATTCTGATGAAGCTTTGGAGCTTGGATTTATTGATGAAATTACGGATGCGGTTGAAATCGCTGCCCACTTTGATTTGAGCAAATATGATTTCAAGAACATTCCGAAAGATTTTGGAAAAGTGGAGTCTCGTAGTATACTTGACCCTGCTAATCTAAAAGGTGCTGACTCAGATAATGGGTCTGTGAATAATTTGTCGGCAGCAGCTGGCAAAATCAATGAAGAGGAAAATGATATGAAACCGACACCAGAAGAAATAGCTGCTGCCGAAAAAGCCAAGGCAGATGAGATTAAGGCCAAGTCAGATGAGGCTGTAGCAAAAGCTGAAGCTGCTGATGATGCTCGCCGTAAGGAGATTCGTGCGGTGTTTAATCTTCATGGCGATGAGCATCGTGTTCTGATGGATAAGTGCCTGGATGAGAAATTCAATATTGAGGATTCTCGGAAGATGCTGCTTGATGCTATCGGCAAAAGTTCTACGGCGAGTACTGATGACACTCGGATTGAGTTGCTTGCTGATGCTCGTGAAAAATTCCGTAATCAGATAGTTGATGCACTTCAAATGCGGATTGGAAGCAAAACCCACGATGCTCAAAATGAATATCGCGGCGCGACCTTGATGGAAATTGGTAAGGCCTGTCTGATGAAGGGTGGGGTAAGTATTCGAGGCAAAACGAAAATGGAAATTGTTGCTGCTGCGTTTACTCATAGCTCCAGCGATTTCCCTTATCTGCTGGACAATACTGCCAACAAAGAATTGCGTGCGGCTTATGGCACTTTCCCTGAGACTTGGAGTTCTTGGTGTGCTAAGGGCGAGGTGTCTGATTTCAAAGTCAACGACCGTATTCAACTGGGCTCCTTTAATTCACTTGATTTGATTCCGGAGGGTGGTGAGTATAGCTTTGGTTCATTCGGTGAAGATAAAGAGACCATTCAGGCAGCCACCAAAGGCAAGGCCATCTCCTTTACTCGTCAGGCAATGATTAATGATGACTTGGGTGGATTCATTCGGATTCTCCGCTTCATGGGACGCGCTGCTAATCGTACTGTTGGTGCTGATGCCTATGCCCTGTTGCAAAGTAATCCACTTATGAATGATGGAATCGCTTTGTTTGATTTAAATGATCATGCTAATCTTCCAACAGGTGCCGTTCCTTCTGCTACAAGTTTGGGTGCTGCTCGGACCCTAATGCGGAAACAGAAAGATGTGGATGAAAATGACTTCCTGAATATTCAGCCTGCTTATATCCTGGCGGGTGTTGAACAGGAAGATACGTTGAATGTTTTGATTGCTTCTGAAACGGACCCAAGCCAAGCAAACAGCAAGAAACCAAATCCAATTCGTAATATTGCAGAATTAATTACTGAACCTCGCCTGGGTGCAACCGAGTGGTATATGATTGCGAATCCAAATGAGGCTCCTGTGATTGAGGTTGCTTTCTTGGATGGTGTTGATACTCCATACTTGGAATCGCAACTGGGTTTCACGATTGATGGTATCATGTGGAAAGTTCGCCTGGACTATGGCACTGCTGCTATGGAATGGCGTGGTGGTGTTAAAGGCAATAGCTAATAATTGAAGGAGGTGATTTTATCACCTCCTTTGGTCATTTTTAACTAAGAGGAAATATTATGAAAACTTATTCAGGCCCAGGCCAAACACTCAATTACGTAACTTCGGGCGCGGTTGCTGCCGGCGACATGATTCAAGTCGGTACTCTATTAGGTATCGCAAAAACCGCTGCTGCTGCTTCCGGTGAAACTATCGTCCTGGAACTTGAGGGTGTTTACGCATTACCTAAAGTTGATGCTGCTGTTATTGGCGTTGGTGAGACGGTGACTTATGATTCATCTGTTAGTGAAATTGATGACGATGCTGCTACTCCAGCGTCAGGCGATCTGACCCTTGGTTGTGTTGCGATGGAAACGAAAGGCGCGACAACTAGCGACACCATTCTGGTCAAGATCAACGTCGGTGTAAATACGCTTACTTAAGGAAAAGTATTATGCCAATGACAGAAGATTTTTCAGCATTCTTTAATGCTGATGAGCACGCTACAACAGCGACGTATCTTGCTGCCTCTGTCATTGGCATTTTTGAAGATTTATTTGTAGCAGTAAATGGTGTTGAATCAACAAGGCCGACTTTTCTTTGCCCTGTTGCTGATGTTCCTTCTGTAGCACATGGTAGTACCATTACCATTAATGCTATAGATTATACAGTGGTTGGGCATCAACCAGACGGCACCGGATTAATTCTACTTATACTCGAGGAGCCATAATGAGAACTGAACAAATCATGGACGCTGTAGTGACTACGCTTACAGGCTTAACTACAACTGGGAGTAATGTAGTGCGGGCACAAGTTTATGATTCGTCTTCAGTTGAGTTGCCTGGATTGGCAATTTTTATGGGGGCAGACATTGTTGAAGAGATGATCAGCAATAGTTTTTATGATTGGGTATTGGAAGTTGTTGTTGAATCGAGGGTGAAGACGACTTCTCAAGTTGACGAATTATTAAATACTATAAGAGGCGAAGTTCACGCAGCGCTTTTCGCTGATTACACACTTGGGCTGCCGACTATTGTTATTGATTTGGATGCAATTTCCGCGAGTGAACCGACCTTGAGCCCGGATGGTGCGCAACCTATCGCGATACAACGACTCAATTATGTTGTTAAGTATAGAACAGCAAGAGGTGATTTGACATGACTGATCGAAAACGTAAAGAAGTCAAACCAAGAAGCGGTGGCGCTCAAGAGGGGTCATCTTCCTCCTCGGAAAAGAAAGATGCTACCAAAGGCAAATTGAAAGAAAGCGGAGGAAAGAAAGATGATCACGAATCGTGAAGTCATCCTCGCCATAGAGGAAGTGACCTACAATACAGATCCTGTTCCGGTTCCAGCCACCAATGCTGTTCTGGTTGAGAATCTTAATTGGGCCAACGAAGGGTTACGGATGAATGAACGTCCCGCTGTAAGAGCCTCGTTGGGTAAGTTGCCACATGTTTATGGGGGGATGCTACGAACTATTACTTTTGATGTTGAGATTAAGGGCTCCGGAGTCGCGGGAACTGCTCCTGAGTTCGGGGACCTATTGGAGGCTTCTGGATTTGCTGAAACGATTGACCCAGGCGTCTCTGTCGCTTACGATCCAGCCTCGACCGCCATCAAATCAGCAACCATTTATTATTATCAAGATGGGACCCTGATGAAGCTTACAGGGGCTCGAGGAAACGTCAGCGTCAATCTACCTGTAGGGGAAGTAGGGAAGCTAAGTTTTACAATGACAGGGCATGTCTCCGTTGTTACAGATGTGGCTTTGCCGGCTGCTACGTATGATTCTACTGTTCCAACTCCCTTTATCGGTGCTGCTTTCGATTTAGGCGGGTATGCGGCGGTGATTGCTACGCTCACTTTCGATATGGCGAATGCGCTTGCGTTGGCTCCAAGTCCTAATGCTGCTGATGGATATGGTGAAGTTCGCATTACGGGCCGGGATGTTGCCGGCTCGTTCGACCCGGAGCATCAGTTGGTCGCTACTCAGCCGTTTGATGCTGATTTCCGCGCGGGAACTAAGTTTGCTATGACGACTGGCTCGATTGGTGCTACTGCTGGGAATATTTATGAAATATCGCAACCCGTCATTTATTATCGGGACATAGCACCGGGAGATCGAGACGCAATAAGAACGCTTGATATAACTTGCGGCATGGCTGAATCGACTACAGATGATGAGGTCCAATTTTTATTCACGTAACAAAGCGAGGGGAACACAATGGCATTAACAATTGATACAAAAGTAATTTCATCTTGGTATCTTCCAGATTCTCAGAAGGATGAAGACAAGCCAGCAAAATTCAAATTGAGGCCTTTGGTTGGGGAAACTCATATGGCTGTTTTTGCGGAGACAGATCAAGATCGCAATGGTGAATTAAAGCTTACTGGGATTGGATTGAAAGCTGCAATTCACGAGGGTGTTGTAGGTTGGGAGAATATTTCTGATGCTAATGGAAAGCCACTTAAATTTACCAAGTTCAATCTACGCCATCTGCCAATGGAAATTCTTAGCGATTTAGCAGCTGAGATTGTCAATCGCAGTTCTGCTACGGAGGAGGAAGAAAAAAACTAATAATCGCAATTGAAATTTTAAAGGATGACAAAGGGCAATTCAATTGCGATAAATGTAAACATAAGTATTGTAATGAAGGCAATCCAGCACCTTATCCGAAATGGGAGATCAAGGAGCTGATTGTATCCAACATATGCTTATTGCCAATGGTGACGGACGATAGTTGGACTTTGATAGATTGGTATAGGCAATATGAACAGGGAGTGTTGCTTAAGGGAGGTGGATTGCTTGATCAACCAAATTTCTATTTGGAAGCAATGATCTTTTTAAAACGTCGAGGATTGTGAAATGGCTGTTGACACAACTGTAAATATAAGAGCCAAGAACAAAACCAAAAAGGCATTTGCTGCGGTTAGATCCTCGTTGGGGAAAATGCGCAAATCACTTTTTGGTACCAAGACTGCCGTGTTGGCATTGGCCGGAGTGGGAGGCTTTGGTGCGCTTACAGCATCCTCTTTAAAATCCGCAGACGCATTAGCAAAGACCGCAGATCAACTCGGCATTACAACGGAAGCTCTTGCGGGATTACAACACGCAGCAGAACTTACAGGCGTTCAACAGGAAACATTAAATAAGTCCCTTGTAAAACAACAGAAGGCCATCTTTGATGCGAATCGAGGATTGGAAACCTATGCCCAACATTTTGAAACATTAAATCTTTCGACAGAAAGGTTGATGGAACTATCTCCGGATGAACAATTTGCGACTATTGCTGACGCCTTAAATAAAGTTGAAAATCAAACTTTAAAAACTGCAATTGCCTATGATATATTTGGCGGACGTGGAACCAAATTGATTAACACTTTGGCGCTTGGTAGCGAAGGATTGCGCGAAGCAAAAGAAGAAGCAGAGAAATTGGGCATTGCTATTAGTCGAGTCGATGCCGCTTCTATTGAGCAATCTAATGATGCTTTCACGAAAGCCAAAGCTGTTATGAAAGGTGTTGGCAACACATTAGCAATTTCAGTTGCCCCATTTATAAAATTAATTTCTGACCGGTTCGTTGAGTCTGCTGTTGAAGCCAACGGCTTTCGAGACAGCATTAGTTCGGGATTTGAAACGGTTATTAATATTATTGGTGTTGCTGTTGACACTATGCAATATTTTGAAATAGCTTGGGAGACATTAAAGCTAGGTGCGACGGCTGTTCTTGCCGCGATTATTAATGAAGTTGCTGCGCTTGATCGTTCCTTTAGTTTCTTTGTAAATAAAATTCCTGGCTTTGATATGAAGCCCTCGGAAGATTTGCAATTATGGGCTGAAGTATCTACTTTTAAATTGATGGAAACTTCAGATGCGTTGCAAGCTTTGTTGAGCGCTCCGCCTCCTTCAGATGCATTAAAAGAATCATTGAAAGAGGCGCAAGCTGAAATTCAATTAACTTCTGAAGCAATAGCAGCCGCAAAAGAGGCAAACAGATTTGGAGATGATGACCAAGTTGCATTGGATGCGGAACTTAGTGCACTTGAATTACAGGCGCAATCAAAAAAAGAATTGCTCAAACAGGAACAGGCATTATCAGCAGCCAAATTCAATATAGCTAAAAGCCTCACGGGGAATTTGGCACAGCTGATGTCTTCCTCGTCTAAGAAGGAATTTGAAATTGGTAAGAAGTTTTCGATTGCTAATGCTCTGGTAAAAGGTTTCGAGGCAATCACAAGTTCCTATGCAGCCGGCGCTAAGATTGGGGGGCCAATTCTCGGTGCGGCGTTTGCTGCTTCGGCTGCTGTTGCTACTAAAGTTCAAATTGATAATATTCGTAAGGCTCAATTTGGAGGGGGTGGTAGTGTCTCTGTTGGGGGCGGTGGTGTAGCGACTGGCAGCGCATTTAACGGAGGAGCCCCACCAGTAGCACCAACGAATGCCGCAGCAACAGTAACAGGAACAGCACAAGCTCCCGGAGGAACAACAACTATTAATTTAACTGGTAGTAGTGAAGATACAGTTTCTGTTGGGTTAGTTAATCAAGTGTTTGATCAATTACAGGAAGCTATTGAACGTGGGGACAGGATTTTATTTAGCGCAGATAGCCGGCAAGGATTGGAGCTTACATCATGACTGCGATTACTTATGACGTAAAAAGAAGAATTAATCCAACTGGGTTTTCAGAATTAACAAAAACTGATATTTCATTTGCCAATTCTGATAGTTCTATAAATTCAACCACAACGGATTTATCAGGATTATTATCAGGGCAATGGGTTGAAGTCACTGGGTCAACAGCGAATTCAGGTTGGCATCAATTATCAGCAGATTCATCCGCTTCGAAAATCGAAGTGGTGACTGTTATAACGGATGAATCTGCTGGGCCGTCTATAAGCATAGTTGGTTATTATAACGGCTTGGGACAAACGGTTTCATTAGAAACTGCTGCGCATCAACTCGACATGTCTTTTCAGGATGATAAAAACGAGTCAACTTCATTAGGTGGCGCGCGTGAAGTTATATTAAATAAAGAAGAAGACTTTTGGACAATTGTCACTGATTATATTACCCAAGCAGAACTCCCTTTCTGGCTTCAATTTTTCAGTTCAGTTAAAGCCAATGAGTCATTTTCGCTCGACCCTTATGGGACTATTGCGGCGCCTGTCGCGCCTTTCGCTTGCGAATTACAGGACACGCCTTCAATTGCTCGTGTTAGTGGGACTCTTCAGTATACAGCCACTTTCAAGATTAGAGTAGAGCCATGAGAACTGTCACTGATAATTATCTTAATTTAAATATACAAAAATCAAAAGAAGTTCGCATTACAGTAGAAATTGCTTTTGATGATGCTGGTACAGATCTTGTTTATTTCACCTCTCATCCGGACGGCGTTGCGCCTGCCGCAGCAACAGTTATTTATAATGTTCTTAAAAATATTTCAGGAACAAGTCAAAAATTAAATCCAGATAGAGCCGTTTCAAGTATTGGCACATTCAATTTCACTACTGTAAATAAAAATGATGCGATATCTGATTTACTTAATACTAAACAAGTTGCTGGAAAAGCAATTAAACAAAAAAGGATAAGGGCTTATATTGGCTTCAAGGATTTAGTGTGGGCTGATTACTCGTTAATTCAAACACAGCTCATTGATGAAGTTACCTATAGGCCAAATGAATATGCATTCACTTGTTCAGATGTCCAGCGCATTGCTCGGAAAGATATTTTTGATTTAGCAAAAACTACATTGTCAAATAGCGTTGATGATATTGTTGATGTTATTCCGGTATATTTTACGACTGGTTTTGTGATGTTGGAACATGGCACTACATTTACTGACGCTCCAGATCAGACTGTTGGTTATATTAAAATTGAAGATGAGATAATTCGTTATACAGGAATAACATCAGCATCATTTACGGGTTGTCAGCGTGGGGCATTAAATACAAAACCTGCTGAGCATAGTATAGATCCGTCATCTTCTGAAGACCGGCGAACGCCTGTTGAAGAATATGTTTATTTGGAAATGCCGGCAGTTAAATTAATATATGCTTTGCTTACTGGAGTTATGTATAATCAGTCAGGGACTTTACCGCCGACTTGGCATTTGGGAGTGGATATACAATATGTTAGATTGTCAGACTTCACAGGCATTGGGAATGATTTATGGAATACTACGACGGATGATGGTTTTATTCCTACATTCGAAGGTTTAAAGAAACAGGATGGGAAAAAATTTATTGAGAAGGAATTACTTTTATTGTTTGGCGCATTTTCTCCGATTTACGCGGATGGTGCACTTGGCCTAAAAAGAATGACGCGTATTCTTAAAGATGCTGCATATATTAGAACTCTTGATGAAAGTAATATTATAAAACATTCTCAATTAACGCATAGCTTTGATAAAATTTATAATTATATAAGTATTGATTGGAATTGGGTTGATGCGCGAGAAAGATACACTCGTACCAATGCACTTATAGATTCAGACAGCGTCGATTTGTATGGCCTTTCTAAACCTTATGTTGTAAAGTTTAGAGGGCTGAATGGATCACGACATACGTTCAGTACATTGTATGCAATGTTTTCATCGTTTCGAGATAGGTATGCTGGGCCTCCTGAATTAATATCAACTACATTATTGCCGTCAGAAAATCTGTTAGAGGTTGGTGATGTTGCTCGGGTGCAATTAATTGGCGTTGATGATTTTGAGGATGGTACAACTTTAGATCGATCAATGGAAGTTCAGCAAGTTTCTGTTAATTGGATAACAGGGGAAATAACCTTAAATTTCTTTGGCTCTACGCGCGCAGTTGCAGTGACGGATGCTCCGTTTGATACTGCTGGCGTTCTTCCTGATGAGTGGTATTCGAAAGAAGGGCGCAATTTGGCAACCTGGGTAGACGGTGGTTTTTATGATTTTAATAATGATTATGAAAACCTTGGTGGTGTTGGACATATAAAACAGACAAGTACAATTCGTGGCGATGCTGACATACATAATCCAGATGGTGCGATTTATTATCACATTGGGGATCTTGTTATTGATGCGGATGTAATATTTAATATAACAAAAAATATTCAACTACGTGTCATGGGCCACTTAACTATAAATGGAGACATTAGCGGGAATGATCAAGGATTAATCGGAACGGCTACGACTTCTGGCAATATTGGATACTCCGGTGCGACGAAACCGGCTGGTGGAATTAAAACAAATGCGTTGACTGAAGGTGGTAAGGTATTGGTTGTTGATATGGCAACTGATCAGCGCCCTTTAACAGATTCTGGCGTTCACGCATTATCGACTTTTGATGTTCAATATAATCCGATACTTGAAAAGTTGACGGGATTGCCGACAGAGCTTTGGGGAACGTCTGGTGGTAAAGGCGGAAATTTATACTATGGTCATTATCCCACAGGGAGTGGGCCACCAGAAAATCAATCGCCACCAAAAGTTGCAGACGGAGGGACCGGCGCTTATGGCGGAACTGGCCTCATGACGGTAACAAGAGGAGTTTCATTTGGCGCCAGTGGAAATGTTGATTTGAGCGGTGGTGATGGTTCTATTGGCGGTACTTCGAAACCGCATTCGCATTCAACTTTTTTATACGCGGGAAGTGGTGGCGGTGGTTCTACGGGGAATTGGCTAGTATTATTAGATGGTTCATCATCCGTTATTCCAGATACATTAAATGGAGCCTTTATTGCCAATCACGGAATAGAGCCATTGCCCGCGCCGAGGCAATTATTTTGGAAAAGTATTGGCCCAAATTCAGTTGGGTATATAATTATATCTCCAGATTTTCCAGACTGGTGGACTTTAACACCGGACCCAGGAACATCATTGAATAAAGGATATACAGATAATTATATTCCTGCTGTAGATAGTAGTCATAGAATTATTTTTATTCCAGAATGGGTTTTTCCAGAATTGGATGTACCAACCCCGCCTGGTGATGTGGCTACGTTAAATGTTGTTCAAGCAGGGATAGCAGTTAATTTTTCATGGACAGCGGTGACTGATGAAGACCTTACAGCTTATGAATTACGTTATGGCGAAACGACGGGCACTTGGGAAACAGCAGTTATAATTGATAAAGTCGGATTGGTAACAAGTTATACATCAAATGATATTCCAGAAGGCACTTGGCGTTTTTATATAAAAGCAATTGATAATGAGGGAACCTATTCGATTAATGCTACATTTAAAGACCAAGCAGTCACGTCAGATTATTTAACTATCATTCATCAAACAGAATCTAAACAATGGCCTGGAACATTAACTAATTTTATCAAACATCCTGATGGATTTTTAATAGTAGATAGCCAAACAGATCCTTCAGAAGTTGGCTGGGAAACGTTTGACGAATTTGTCCCAAACCCATATCCGACGGCCAGTTATGAAGCGCCAGAAATTGATCTTGGTTATGATAGTGATATTCGTGTTTGGATGTCTTTAGCAAAAAGTCTCGGACCCGGTGAGAATTATCTTGGTATACAAAAATTCGAATTGGATTATAAATTAGATGCGGGATCATACGACGGTTTTGAACTTTGGACAAAAGCGCATGCCATTGGAAGATATTTCAAATCGAAATTTACTATAGGCGCTGCTGTTCCTATTGTTCATGAATTTAATACTTGGCTTGATGATAATACAAAAATAGAAAGCGCTTCCAATGTATCTGTAATTTCAGCAGGGCAGACGATTACATTTCCAAATCGTTTTCATAATGCACCAGTATCAATTACTGTTCAACCGTTAGGCGCAACGCCTTTGTTACCGACAATCGACAATATAACAGCAATAGATTTTGACGTTAGATTATATGACACAGGCGGTACAGCGCAAGCCGGTAATATTAATTGGCAAGCAGAGGGGATATAAACATGACTGTAAAAACTTTCGTACAACCAAATTTTACAACTACTGATTCGAATGTAACATATAAAATTGAGATTGATAGTTCTATACAAGTGCTTAATGAGATTGCGGGTAGCTTCGCGCCTCATGAAGCTGCTACTCCAGACATGACAGTACTCATTGATGCTGGTCGGATTTATGATGGAACTACTTTCACGTTGAAGGCGCAGCAGACAACTACGACGATTACAGCACCAGTGACTAATCCTCGTATAGATCGAATCGCCATTAATAAAACAACAGGGCTATATAATATCATCGCGGGTTCAGAAGCAGCGAGCCCGGTCCCACCGTCCTATACCTCAGACCATTTCCCAGTATGTCAGGTGGCGTTGGTTGTTAGTCAGACATCGATACTCAATGCAAATATAACAGATGAACGCCCATTAATTTATGGTACTGGTGGTTCCGGTGCCACTAATCCGTTGGAAGTTGGCGTTGATGATACTACTGCAGGTGTTATAGAAGTTTATGGTCATGCTGCTGCTTCAACAGTCGGCGGTAAAACTCAATTATATACAGCGGCTGATCATGATACTACTTATGAGTATTATCATATTGGTGTAGTTAGTGATGATTTAATTATTGGTCGCGAAGGGGAAACGGATATAACTTTGAATAGCTCTGGGAATACAATTGCCCACGGAGCTATAGAAGTACAAGGTGCTGGCATCGCAGGAAATGCTAGAGGAACGGATGCTCTATGTATTCAATCAACAAGATCTGCTGCCACACAAGTAGCTTCAGGAGCAAATAGCGTTGCGCTCGGTTCGAGAGTAACGGCATCATCAGTACAAACTGTTGCGGTTGGATATAATTGTAGAGCGGTAGCGAATGGTGCAATTGCAATTGGCGCTAATGCTGATGCTCCAAATAATGGAGATATATGTATTGGAGAAGACGCAACTGCAGTAGGCGCTGGCAATGCCGTAGTCATAGGACGTTTAGGCAGTGTAACTGCGGACAGTGGAATGGTTATTGGCCATTCAAAATCCTATTTAGATGGTCAACTTTCTTTTCAGGGGTCACACTTTATAGATTATGCACAAACATCATTTCTTGAATATTATAATACAACGACTGATGCTACTGCCACTGAATTGTTTTTGGATGGTGGCTCTGCCCGCGCTATATTGCGCGCCAGTACAACTTGGGGCTTTATTATTACAATGGTAGGACGTCAGACCGGCGGAGGTGCAGGGACTGCTGGTGATTCAAAAATACAAGTTGTTACGGGAGCGATAAAACGGGACGCATCGAACAACACAGCATTGATTGGTACGATAACTACAGTCAGCACCCACAATGATGCTGCTGCCTCGGGTTGGACGTTTAGTGTGACGGCTGATGATACGAACGAGGCATTGAAGATTGAAGTGACGGGCGAGGCGAGTAAAGATATAACCTGGTTGGTGAGTTGTAAGTTAACTGAGATTGGTATTTAAAAAGTTTGAGCCTCGAGACGTGAATCTATATGTTCCCCATGGATGTCTCGAGGCTCATTTTTTACTGCTCAGGCATTCCCTCCAATAATTGATAAGCGGGACCGATAATGGCGGTATGGAATGCTAACCCAATTCGCTCTTTAATTAAAGCGATCTCCTCGGCGGTAAGTTCAACCACTCCTGTGTTTACCTTTTGAGCAAGTTCGTATTGCTTGAACTTATCGTGACCGGACAAGCTCTCGTCGCCTCGAACGTTATTCATCAAAGCTTGCATCGTGATGAATTTCAAAGTGGCTTTTTTATCAGGCTCCTTTGCTGACTCTGATATTTCTTCTCCGGTTAAGTCGATTAGTACTCTGTTAAAATCAATCTTCATGCTTTTTCTCCTCGTTGGTTGGTAAATCAATTTTTTCAATCCATGCCGCGAATGTTTCGAAGTCCTCCCCTGTAGCAACCTCGTAGGAGCTTCCAGGCATGTTGAAGGCCCCCGGCGCGACGTTTCGGTGGTGTTTTTCCCAATATTCCTTAGCTAAGGCTATATAATCGGGTAAAATCATCAATTCCGGCTCCTTATCCAGCCGCTCTCCGCTGTTCGCGTAGTGATACAACCGATAAGGAGCCCCACAGCGCGTGCACGCTCCTACGCCGTGAGAGTCCGTCCACCGGAAATGTAGCTCACCCTCGCAGATTTGGCATTTCATCTCGCTCCTCCTTCATGGATTCGATGAAGTCCTCATATGCTTTTCGCGCAGCATCTCCATTTTGGTTATGGATTTCCGTCATTAAAAGCATATAGCCCATAGCAACTGCCTTTGCCATTTCGACATCTTCCGCGAACATGGGGTGATTGTCGCGTCGATTCTTTAGGAATTTGTTAGCGATATTTATCACTTGGAAAAAAGTTTTGAGGGTTTTTCCCTCGAGCGTGATTTGTATTTTATGAGTCATGTTATTTCCTCGTTTTTAGATCGGGCACAGCGCACAATCTCGGGTTGGTGAAAAGTTTGTCTTTATAAGGGAATACCAATCGCCATAACACACGTGGCTTTTTGAAAAGCCCTTTGTCTAATTCTGTCCATGCGTAATACAAATTGCCATGGATCATTCGTATTGTGCCAATTGGCACGCCTTTCTCCTCGCTGTACCAGCCGTGGTTGGTGCTATTGCCTTTATGGTATGTTGGTTCCATTTAAATATTCCTCAATGATCTTGGCATCTTCCTCCGGACGCGAACCAATGCCGAGGGATTCACTCGCACCAAAAGCCTTTACCGGGCGACCGGGTGACTTTAAATAAAAGCCTGCTGACATTAATACAATTGGCGCTTTTTGCTTCGGCACATAATCCATATACACATCGTGGTGTAGTTGGTCATCAGGAAAGGTCAAACATTCATATTCCCCTGTCCCGATATTTTTCACAATTATATATTTTTTATATTCAGTCATCATTCTTTCATCCCTCTCAAACATTTTAATTTCCTCCGGGCTCGCGGGTCTTAATCCATGCACCTGTACTCTTATTTCTTTGCCAGAATATTCTACACCGTACCAACGACGGAAGCGCGAATTGTATCGCAGCAAACGTATTAAAGAATGTTTGCCATTATTGTATCCGTATCGGACAATGTCATTGACTTGAAAGATCATTTAGCAATCCGAGTAGCGCATGGGCTTCTTCTATAGTCGCCAAGTGAAACATTACATTCTCTATAGAATCATAGACAGCAGTTGGGTTTCCTTCCGGTATGAAAAACCTCACCGGATTCGCCTTGGCAATCTGGCAACGACAACGAGGCATCCACGGCCTAGCCCACCGTCAGTTTCAATCTGTAGCTTTCGGGATTCCTTCTTGGCCAGGTTGATTGATTCAAAAGTCCGTGTTCCTTTCCCATCGCGACTTTTGATTTTGTTTTTACAACGGAAGTATCTGGGCTTTTTCTTTGTTGTTATACTCCGCGATGTAATCGGCTTTAATGTTAGCTGTTCCAATTTGATTCTCCTTATTTAAAAATAGCTGGCGGAATCTTCCGCCAGCTAGTTACATTACATTATTACAAATTACTACTTCACATTGAATATTGGCGTCGCATTCGAAGCATTCATAATCAATGATATATCGCCGTCTTTTTTCAGCACTGCTTGTTGCATAATATCCAGGCGCTTATTCTCTAGGAACTGGTCAGTGGTCATTTTGAATTGCTTCGCATAAGCCCTATCTGCCAACGCCTTATTTATCTCAGCCTGTTTACGATCTAGTTCAGCGCTCGCTCTCGCTTTCTCCGTCGCATTACGTTGCTTTTGGGCAGCTGTTCTTTCCGCTTCGTCAAGTACATCTTGCGGTGGAGTAACTTGGCCAATAACAACTTTAACAACCTTGACAGGCAAATCAATATCTTTAAGATACTTGGCCATGATGTCGTGGATGTTTTGTTGGGCATCATTTATAGCTTGTGGGCTGATACGCAATTCAATGGATGATCTTGTTCGGGCCTCGTTACGGACCACAGTGCGGTAATAATCTTTCACCTTATTGCTATACCATTCCTTGCCACTATCTTCATGCAATATGGGCGTTTTGCCTTCTTGAATTTGCAACGTTAAGTAGGAATTGAAATCAATGGCTACGTTATCCGAGGCAGTGACATCTTTAAATGGCTCTGTGGCCTTCATTGGTTTGATATTGTAACGCGTGACTCCAGTGGACCATACAGTCCAAGTTAAGCCAGTCGTTATCGGGTCGGCATCAACACCGCCATGTCCAAATATCCACGGCTTATAAATCAATACACCTTCTTCACCCGCTTCAATTTTACTCGGAGAAATACACCCGGCGTTCATGGATGCTAGCGATAGTACAATTGCTATGTATAGTAACGGTTTCATTTTAGCTCCTCTGTATTTTCAGTTTGATTTAATGTATCAGCTTTGTCTTCCTGGCGTTCCTGATGTTCTTGGATTGCTGGAATAAGAATTGATGCGAGTATGCCTAAAATTGCTACAACAACCATCAATTCGATTAGGGTGAAGCCTTTTATCCGTGGCATGATTATTCTACCACGCAATGCTCAAGCATCGCCTTTTTGAGTTCATCGCAACCGACTTGCGTTAAGGCGTCGAGATCCCCAACACACTTCTTGAGGAAGTATTCGTCAGCCTTTTTACAAACAGCCTCGGTGGCTTGCTCCTTCGCGATGGCCTCGATCATGTCCTTGGTGTTTTCGATTTCCTCATCATTACAACCGGCCAATGCCACTGTAATAATTATCGCCATTAATATTTTCATCGTGCTTCTCCTAGGTTGGATGCGCCTCAGGATTAAGGCGCATCCGTACTTCTCGTTTGGCAATTTGGTTTCTATTTTTTTTAGGTGGTGCTTAAATTAGTCCATGATGGCATTCTCCTTATTCTCATTGCAGAGTTTTTCGGCTGACTCTGATACGCCTCGACTAATCTGCTTGAAATGTTAACCATTTTGGTATATCGCCATTGATGCATTCTTCCGGGACTCCTTCTGATAATATCTTGTGCAGCTTTTCTTGTAACACGCAAAGCTCCTCTATCGCTTCCTTATCAGCGCGTCGAAACAATGCGCGCCAACGGGATTGCTTATTTGTAGCGCGTATTATTTCGATTTGCTCGCCCATTAACCGGGAGATGAAAAATGCATCACAAGACATCATCCCATTCCTATTTGTTTTTTGGGATGATTTGGTTGTCCTCAATCGTCCGTTTTGCTTTGTTGATTTTCTTGGACTGTTCATCATCTGCCCAAAAGCCCCATACTTTGGTCTTATCTCTTGGGATTATTTTCATTGTACTAGCCATTGTCTTATCCTCGTTGATGGCCGTCCTTGGCCGTTGATATTAGGCTGCGACTGCTTGAGCAATCGTTCCCCATTCCCGCATAGATAGCTCGAGGATCTTACCGCCCAAGCTTTCCAACTCACTCGAACGGTCGTAAGATTCCGATTCATTGGCAATCTTAGTAACCGCATTCAGAGCGCCCCAGCGGGTCATGTCCCGGTCCTCGATTAAATTAATTAAAGCCTGACCACGCTCCGTTTCATTTAGTCCGACTGCCTTTGCGAGAACTTGAACGGCTGCTTCTGGATTTTCGATTTGCGGACCTTCGGTTGATTGGCGTAATTTATTGACCATCTTGTTGAACATATCTTCGCTCGAGGCTACCGATACCACGTCACGAATTTGTAGCAAGGTTGCTTGGTCTTGCGCCGCGATAGTATCATCGCGATAAACTTCAAAATCATCCACGCTGATGGCTCGACCAAGGTGAGTCTTTTTCAGGCCAAATAAATCGCCTTGCCCAAACACGCATCCATTTGTGCAGAAGTCGCGATAAAAGAATGCCTGAACATTTAGACTCCCGGCGCCCACCTCGCTGTTCGAAATTACTACACCGGGACGAACGGTGTCACCCGTTTTAATTTCCTGTTCTAGGGACGGGAATAAAACTTTCACGTACATCTTCAAATCAGTGACTTCCGTGGATAAGATTATCGCGTCTTTTTGCTCCTCGATAGCGGGAAGGGCTGCTTGAAGAATATCCTCATTCTCAATGCGCTTGTAGCGATTCGATAGGACGGCTCGAACGTTCTGGTCAAGGGTCCTGATCATACGCTTATCATCACCATCATGTAGCCAATGCGCTACGTTGTCGGTCAGTAGCTCGGGAGCCTGAGACATCATGCGGCGATAATACGGCATGGGGATTCCCAGCTTGTTGGCTAGTTGATGATGGGCGTGATCAGCTATCCCATAGTAGCCTTGGCCGGGAACGTTCAGCGCAAAAGTTTTATTCTCCTCTTCACCTATCTGAAGGAATTCAAGTTCACGCGTATCGACTACATAGTCAACTTTGGCCTCTTGGCGTCTTTCGATTTCTACTGCCAGCTGAGTTAATGTTTTGCCTTTGTTCATGGTCTTATCCTCTTAGTTGGTTGGTGTTACTTAATTTTTTCACCGCTCATCAAATGGTGGACTTCATCCTTCACGCTGCCTTGGTATCCGAGGTCCTCGATGTTTCCTGAATCAATGTTCAAAGTTTCCGAAAACAGCATCACAAATTCAACAGCATCGTCCAGTAACTGTTTTGCCGCTTCGAGTTCTTCGCCTGACAATGGCTCTTCGCCTCCTTCCAAGATTTCTTCCATAGCGTATCGGCAATCTTGGAAGTCATTACGGGTATTTTGAAATCTGCAGTAGCTCATATTGCTCATGGTCTTATCCTTTTGGGTCTGGGGGATTAGTTAAGGTAATTTAACACAGCGTCAATTTCGGACTTCGTTTTGCCATCAACTTTTAATAAAAGATGATTGGCGAAATCGAGGGCTTGTCTTGCTGTTTGAAATTCTTTTTTAAAACAAATTTCATCCTCTCCCGGATTTCCAATTTCAATCGTTGGGGCATCTTCATCTTCGTCAGCATTTAAATCATTCGCCATTATTACATAGTAATGATTTTCTTCTGGATTATTACTATTGCTAAAATCTATATAAGCTAGATGAGGTTCGTGATTGTCGGTCGATTCAGCGCCACTGAACCCAAAATAATCTTCACAGTCAAAAGGTTTCATTTTATTAGTCATGGTCTTGTCTCCTTGTTATATATTCGAATTAAGCTGCGATTTTTTCGCGGAGCGCGGCGGCAAATACTACGTCGGCGAGCTGCTCGAGTTTATCTTCCAGAATAGGGTTGCGGAAATCGCGTGAGGTATGATACCCGGTAATCTCAATCCCATGGCGGTTCGCTAGATGGCGGAGCTTATTTACAAAACCGTCACCGTCGTTGTAGTAGCGATAGTAAGCATTTTGAAGCTTCCGCCAATCATCAAGGGCTGGACACATATTTTCTCTTATTTCACACCAGGTGCGTCCGTCGATAGCGACGTTGAGTTGGCTTACTGACTCGGGGTTCTTACCGTTCCAGAAAGTCTCCTGGGGATTGCCCTGGGCCCTGATAGCGTCGGCGCTGAAGTGGATGAAATAGTTGGTTCCGGTGATGAAGGTTTCGGCTTCGCCGATAGTAGCGAATTGGTCGATGATTTTGGTTACCTTCTTGTTGATTTTTTGTTTTACAGTATACATGGCGCGCTCTCCTCGGGGTTGATTTATTTAACTACTATCAATAATTATAGTCCATCTCTCGAGAAAGTAAACCCTTTTCACTGATATTTCAATGAAAAATCTCAAGCCCTTCTTCCTTCGCTAACTCCTTGATCCTTTTGATCTTTTTATAGATGAATTGCTTTGTGAACCCGCTCTCCTCGTAGGTTTTCCCATGTACAAGCACCTTTTTAAGCCCTCTCCGGGTGTTTCTAGAGATCCGGGTCTTATCGAGTAGCCGGTTGAATTGGGCCTCGCTTATCTGATACCGTTTGGTCATAATTTTCTCACCTTCTCCACGTAGATTTTCCGCCAATCCCCACTGATTTTTCCCTTTATCAAATAGAAGTCCTCGCCAATTTTCCCGGTCTCTGCTATCGTCTTTCCCATCGCCTGATATTTGTATCGGTCGATAGTACAGATGATGCTGTCTGTATCATCTTCGACCGTAAAGTTCAGGAACAGATTATTTTTCTTGATTATTTTTCCACCGCGCTTAACAACGCTCCCATACTCATTAAGGTCCCGCAAGTTTCGGTCAACGAGTAATCCGATAAAAATGTATGAGCCATCCTCTTGAACGTCTTTTAGATACGATAGGCCGGTGCTGTTTATATTATATGCGCTCGGGTTTTTGTAATAATCAGCAAACCGGCTCCGGACCGGGAAGATGTCATTGTATGGCGTTTCCGCTTTGTCGATTATCTTTTGGATTGCTGGTGTTAATTTTAATCCTTTTTTCCTCCGGTCGATTATTTGTTGAGCTTTCTTCGCGCCAATTCCTTTTAAATTGACAAGCCCTCCGATCAAGAGCCCGTCATTAACAGACCAGGTCCCCATAGAATATTCAGCATCAACAGGCTTATACTTCAACCCCTCATTCTCAACCATATCCCTTAACAGTTTCACTCCCTGGGAGTCATCGCGAACATTGTTGAGCATCGCAACAGCAAACTCCAACGGGTAATGCGCTTTTAAATATGCTGTCCAATAACTGATAAGCCCATAGCTAACCGCGTGCGATTTATTAAATGCCCAAGAGCCAAATGTACACATGTTCTCCCATATCTTAATACCTTCCGATTCCTCCATGCCATTTTCCTTAGCTCCTTTTAGGAATTTGACTTTGTACTTATTAAAGAATTCATCACCAAGACTTTTGCTCAGCGCTCGACGTAATTGGTTTGTATCTTCCCAACTCAACTTTCCAACTTCGCGACTTATTTGCAGGACTTGTTCTTGGTATACGATTGTACCAAACGTCTCCTCAGTATAAGGAATGATTGAATCATGCAAATATTTAATCGGCTTGCGTCCCGTTCGACGTTCAATGAAGTCGGTTGCACCACCACAATGTAACGGACCGGGACGCGCTAATGATGTTATTGCTACGATGTCATTGAATTCTGTTATCTCCATTTGGCGTGTTAGCGATTGTAGCGCGTATCCTTCAAATTGAAATACTCCTGCGAGGCGCATGTTATTAAATACTGTAAAGGTATCAGCATCATCTAAAGGCAAATTGTATAGCCAATTAAATCCTTTATCAATTTGCTCTAGGGTTTGTTCCAATATTGTAAGCGTGCGCAATCCCAAAATATCAATTTTCAATAGGTTCAGTTCTTCCGCATCTTTCTTATCAACCATCGCAACATTGTCGCGACTATTGAAGCCGACATATTTAGTAATCGGGTCGTTACAAACAATAATCCCCGCTGCGTGAACTCCGCTATGACGCGCATGGGCTTCAATATGTTCCACTAATGCCATGGGCGGATATTTTTTAATAAATTCTTTTCCTGCGTCGGTCGATTCGAGCGTATCTTTTATGCACATAGCAACGCGCGCATCTCCTCCGCTCCGTTCAATAATCGCATCCTTCACAGGCTGCGTTTCATACGTGGGGATTTGTAGCGCTTTCGCAAATTCCCCAATGGCTGATTTAGGCTTCAGCCGGCTGATGTTACAGATATGAGCAATGTTGGCTTTCCCATATTTATTTTCCAAATATTCAATTACCATCCAACGCTTATCGTCCGGGAAGTCAATATCAATATCAGGCAAGTCCAAACGAGTTACGTCAATAAAGCGTTCAAATATTAATCCGTAAGGGATAGGATCAATTTCAGTAATGCCCAACAAGTAACAAACCAAGGAGCCCGCGCTGCTTCCGCGACTAGGGCCGACCAGCATATGTTCCTTCGCGTAGTTGATAAGGTCCGCAACGACCGCAAAATAATCAATGTAATCTTTTTTCTTAATCAATAACAATTCGCGATTCATACGCGCTTTGTATACTGGGTCGGTCAAATCTATGTTTCTCAATTTTGCACCAATCTTGCATTGCTTCCTGATATCGAATTTATCCGGAAACCGTAGCAAAGGCGCTTTAGTTAATTGAGCATCAAAGGATAACAACAAGTCCTGAGTATCATCCCAAACAGAATCACGGTGAGGGAATATCTCAAGCCATTCCTCTTTAGTTAATATATGTTGCGGCGTTGTTTTGGTTTCGAAACGCTCCGCACTAAGTTCATACACAATCCGATCTTTAATCTCTGGATAGTAATTATCAAAACCAGCCCATACATGAAATGGCCTGTCGTCATGCCTCGGGATAAATTGAGTATCAGGCGCCAAAGTATTTTTAAGACTAAACATTACCATGTTATCTTTTAAAGTTGGCAACATTTCGAAAAGACGATGCGAGCTTAACCTTGGGACATAATAGAAATTTGCATATGCCTCGGAAACCAGCTCATTGATTTGCCTTAGCCCTTTATTGTTTTGAGCAATGAATGTTGTCCATATAAAATCCGCTTTGCGTTCGTTCTCGAGTTTTCCGACATAAACACGGAGCGTAACGCCATAGCAAGCGTGGATGCCATGCTTCTCGCAAGACTTGCGCCATTGTACATGCCCAAAGGTATTATCATAGTCAGCAATCGCCGCAGCTTTTAATCCGACGGCTGCGCAACGCTCCGCCACTTTATCAATATGGCCAAATACTTTTCGGAAGCTGTATTCTGTTTTAATGCTTATCATTTTTAAATTCCGGGAACATTTGGTTGAATGTCCATTTGGTCATA